TTTCGTACAGAAACAGAAATGAGATTCTCTGTGTTATCAGATAATAAATATCCAACTAAAGCTGCAAAGTATTGGCAGTCTGTAAGAGAACAAAATACACACTTTGAAAATTTAGTTCACTTATCTTTCGATGCTAGAAAAAATGAAGTTGAGATAAAGAAACTACAAAGAGATATTAGAAAAGAAAAAGATCCATTAGAGAAAGAACTTAAACAAGTTGAGTTAGAAGAAAAATTATATGGTAAAGCACAAATGGAACTTGTTGCTAAACATAGAATGAGAGAAGTTGCTACTTGGTCTAAACTTAAAAAAGAGTTTGATGATGGTAACTTTGATAAGAGAGATGTGAATACACATCAAGCTAAATCATATCTGTTAAGGTTTCAAAGACAAAAAGAAACAATAACTCCTGGTACAACGCAACCAGAAGTGTTTAACATATTAGGACAGTTAGAGGCCTTAGAAAAAGGATTGAAAGAAAATACTTTGTCGTTAGATGCCAAAAAAAATAAAAAGATCACCAAGTAAAAAAATATTTTTTCTTGCTGGTTTACCTAGAGCAGGTAACACTATTCTTACATCAATATTAAATCAAAACCCTGACATATGTTGTACACCTAATTCTGTTACTCTTGAAATAATTAAAGATTTGTTTTTGTTAAAAACAACTGATGTATTTCAAAACTTTCCTGACCACAAATCATTAGACAATGTTTTAGATTCTGTGTTTGATAATTACTACAAAGATTGGAATTATAAATATATTATAGATCGTGGTCCTGCTGGCACAGAGGGTAATTTAAAATTAATGAAAAAACATTTAAATCCTAACATAAAGATTATATTTTTAGTAAGACCTATATTAGAAGTTTTAGCTTCGTGGATAGATTGGGCAAGTAAAACACCTGATAATTATTTAAAAAGAGCAGGGTCGCCTACACAAGCGTGTCATGAACTTATGAATCCTAAAGGACAAATAGTAAAAGAATTAAAATGTATGAGTCATTTATTAAAACCAGAAAACAAACACCATGTTCTTTTTGTAGACTATGATGAGATTGTAGATAAACCACAAGAAACAATTAATAGAATATACAAATTTTTAGATATACCAAAATACAAACATAGGTTTAAAAATTTTAAACAAATAAAGGTAAACGGTTTAAAGTATGATGATACCATATTTGGTAAAGGTATGCATACTATAAAAACAAAGTCTTTGACAAAAACAAAAAGAGATATTACAAAAGTGCTGCCACAAGAAATTATACAGACATATGGAAAAATTAAATTTATCTAAGATATTAGTTTTTGGACTACCGGGTTCGGGTAAAACTACATTTGCAAGACAACTCGCTGTTAACATGGCTTATTTTAACGCTGATGATGTTAGAAAGATGTTTAATGATTGGGATTTTTCTATGGAAGGTAGATTACGACAAGCAGAGCGAATGTATTGTTTAGCGAATCTAGCTGATGGCCCAGCTGTTGTGGATTTTATTTGTCCCTACGATCAGAATAGACATGACTACGATATTAAAGTTTGGATGAATACGATTAAAGAAGGTAGGTATGATGACACCAACAAAATGTTTGAAAAGCCTAGTCATTGCACATTTGAAATTACAGATTTTAATTACGACCATATTATAAAGGAGATTCGTGATAGATTACAATAAACCCACTGCTCAAATGCTAGGAAGATATCAACCTTTTCATGATGGTCATTTTGAGTTATTTAAAAAGATATTAGAAAAAACAGGTCAAGTTGTAATTATGGTTAGATCCTGCACGGGTGAAAAGAATCCCTATCCTTTTAAAACTGTAAAAAGAAAAATAGATAAAAAATTAAGGCTATATTATGGCAAGTACATAGTAATAAGAGTTCCAAATATTACAAACATATGTTATGGTAGAGACGTTGGATATGCGATAGAAAAGATATCTTTACCAGAAAAAGTAGAATCCATATCCGCAACAGAAATTAGGAAGAAAAATGAAATTTGATTTTGTATATTTAGGTCAGACGGTTTTAAAATACCAGGTCCCTCTAGAAATATTTGTAGGTCTTAATGAAATCTACGAAAGACAAAAGAAACAATTACCGAAAGCTAACAAACAGTTAGTGGGTAAGATACAGGACGAAGTATCTTTATATTACTCAGGCCCCAACAACGATAAGATGCATCAACATAGTTTTTTACCACAAGATATATTGAAGTGGTTTCATACCGTATTTGACCACTACACAGATTGGAATAAGATAGGTCCAACACAAAAGAATATAAATTCTATTTGGGTTAATGAAATGAAAGCACATGAATATAATCCTGTGCACATACACCAAGGTAAACTCTATACAGGTCTATCTTCTGTAATGATTTTAAAATTACCAAAAGAAACAGGTGTAGAATATTCTGCTGAAGAGAAACCTATGAATGGTAGACTACAGATTATTGGTGCAGCTAACGGTCAGTTTTCTAAAACAGATTACTCACCGAATATGAAGATAGGAGACTTCTACGTTTTTCCATATGACATGAGACACTGCGTATATCCATTTAACGGAACCAAAGAAAAAAGAAGAACATTAGTTTGTAATGTAGATGTTGATTACAATCCTGTATCTTCAAGAACTGGATCGGGGCAAAACGAATGATACCAAGAATGCCAAGATGGCAATCTTATGTTGCCACAACTACACAACCTATCTTTACACCTGAACAATGTAAAATGATTATTGATGCAGGTCATCAATGTGCACCTGAGCAAGCTAAAGTAGGTGGAGGAGAGAAAGGTAAATACGATACCAAGAAACGAGTGACAACTATATCTTGGATACCTTTTGATAAACTACCACAGATGTATAAAGTTATTGAGAATCAATTATCTATTGTAAATTTAAATCATTTCTATTTTGACGGTGTAAGACTTACAGAACCTGCACAGTTTACGGTGTATCCTAAAAAAGGTTTTTATGATTGGCATATGGATCTTAATGCTTTTGGTCAAGAGGGCCAGAACCCAATTAGAAAAATATCTATGACTTGTTTATTGTCAGATCCATCAGAGTTTACTGGTGGTGATCTTCTCTTTTCAGAGATGGGTGATAGTAAACCCCTGCCCTTAAAACAAGGACAAGCAATATTCTTTGCATCATTCTTAAGGCACAAAGTTGCACCTGTTAAAAAAGGTGTAAGAAAATCTTTAGTGATGTGGTTTGGAGGACCACCATTTAAATGAGCAAACTCCAAAGAAAGATATTATTTCCAACTGCTGTTTATTTTAAAGATATACCTAATGCTAAAGAACTTAATAAGTATTTATTTAAAGAAATAAAAAAGTGGCGTAAAGCAGATCCTGAAGGAGAAAAGAAAACAAACTCTGGTTTTGGCTGGCATAGTAAAACAGATATGGATAAAAGAAAAGAATACAAACCTCTTATTGAGGAATTATTTAAAATGGCTTACGAGTGTAATAAAGATTTTGGTGTTGAAGGTAAACTAGGTCTTGGTAATATGTGGGCTAATATCAATCCGACATATTCTTATAATAAAACACATACACATCCTAACTCAATGTGGTCAGGTGTTTACTATATTAAAGTACCTAAGAACTCAGGCAAACTATTTTTAGAAGATCCTAGACCAGGACCGAATACACACATGCCGAGAAGAGTAGATAATCTTCCTGAAGCTTTATGGAGAGTATGTGCTTACGAACCTATGGAAGGACGTATGATCTTTTTTCCATCTTGGCTTCCTCACGGTGTTGATATAAATTTAAATACAGACAAAGGTGATAAGAATTGGAGAATATCTGTGTCTTATAATTTTATACAAATATGAGTTTTAAAAAAAATAAGTATCAAGTTATACGTGGTGCTATATCAAAAGAAGTAGCGGACATAGCTTATAGGTATTTACAAATATCAGCAGAAGCAGATCATTGGATGTTACAGAATGGTGTAACTCATGCAGGCAATAAACTTGTAGGTAATTTTAATGACACACAAGTTCCAAACTCTTATGCTAAATATGGTGATAGGTTAATGGAAACATTACTTGTTAAAACTATAGCTATAATGCAGAAGAAGACAGGACTTAAACTAGTACCAACATACTCATACACAAGACTTTACAGAAAAGGTAATATCTTACAAAGACACAAAGATAGACCTAGCTGCGAAATATCTACGACACTAAACCTAGGTGGAGATAGTTGGCCTATATTTATAGACCCTACAGGCTCTGACAACGTCATAGATGAGTATAAAGGCATACATAAGCCTGGTGCACCCAAAGGCATACAGGTAGATCTAAAACCAGGAGATATGCTTATTTACTCTGGTTGTGAGTTAGAGCACTGGAGAGAGCCATTTGAAGGTCAATTATGTGGCCAAGTATTCTTGCACTATAATCATGCAGATGGAAGGTTTGCAAAGTCCAATTTGTATGATAAAAGACCTATGTTAGGAATAGTCAAATAACGTTGAATATCGACGCGATCTATTATAATCTGGAGGTCTATGGCGTTACAAAAAGTACAATTTTTACCTGGATTCAATAAACAAGTTACTCCAACTCAAGCTGAAGGTCAGTGGGTTGATGGTGACAATGTTAGGTTTAGATATTCTACACCAGAAAAAATAGGTGGTTGGTCTCAACTAGGTGAGAATAAACTTACAGGTGCTGCTAGAGCTATGCATCACATTGTTAATAAATCAGGTAATAAATTTTCTATTATAGGAACAAACAGAATTTTATATGCATACTCAGGTGGTGTGTTTTATGACATACACCCGATTCGAGCAACCACAACTTTATCTAATGCTTTTACAACTGTTAATGGACAAGCAACAGTTAAAATAACGTTTTCGTCAGATCATAATCTTCAAGCAGGAGATATTATTTTATTAGATAATTTTTCTACTATCACTAATTCTAACTTTGGTGCTTCTGATTTTGATGATAAAACGTTCATGGTTACATCTATAGATTCTTCAACTGTTATAACAATCACTATGCCCTCAACAGAAGGTGGCTCTGGTGGCACCACTTCTGGTGGCATAAGAGTTCAGTCTTATTATAGTGTTGGCCCTGCTGGACAATTACCAGGGTTTGGTTGGAGTTTAGGTCAGTGGGGTGGAACAGTATCAGGTGAAGCACAAACAAGTTTAAATGGAGGTATCAACTCTTCGACAACAACAATAGTATTATCAGACGCTTCTTTGTTTCCAACATCAGGAACAAACTTTGTGCAGATAGGCAATGAAGAGATTTCTTACACAGGTATATCCAGCAACACTTTAACTGGTGTTACAAGAGGAGTTAGAAACACTACCGCTGCCTCTCACTCTAATGCAGATACTGTAACCAATTCTTCTGACTATGTAGCGTGGGGCGAGGCTGCATCTGGTGACTTAGTTGTAGATCCAGGTATGTGGTCGATAGATAACTTTGGTGACAAAGTTATAGCGTTGATACATAACGGACAAGTATTTGAATGGGACTCTAACGCATCAAACGCTACTTCTAATAGAGCAACAATTATAACAGGTGCACCAACAGCATCAAGAGATATGATCGTATCTACGCCAGATCGACACTTAGTATTCTTTGGCACGGAAACAACAATAGGAGATCAATCTACACAAGATCAAATGTTTATTAGATTTTCTAATCAAGAAGATATTAACACATATACAGAAACATCAACGAATACAGCTGGTGCACAAAGACTTGCGGATGGATCTAGAATTGTAGGAGCAGTTAGAGGTAGAGATGCAATCTATGTTTGGACTGACACTGCATTATTTACAATGCGTTTTATTGGTGATCCGTTAACATTTGGTTTTACACAAGTAGGTACTAACTGTGGATTAATAGGACAGAACGCAGCTGTTGAAGTAGATGGTGCTGCGTATTGGATGTCAGAAAATGGTTTCTTTAAATATGCTGGTGCTCTTCAAACACTTCCATGTTTAGTAGAAGATTTTGTTTACAATGATTTAAATACAACAGCATCACAATTAATTAACGCAGGATTAAATAATCTATTTGGTGAGATTACTTGGTTCTATTGCACAGATAGCTCTACAGTAGTAAACAGATGCGTAACTTATAACTATCAAGAGTCCTCTGCAGAAAGACCAATATGGACAACTGGCACATTAGATAGAACAACATGGCAAGACTCCTCTGTATTTGGTAAACCACATGCTACAGATTATGATGCAGACTCAAATACATCTTACGATGTTGTTGGCAACACAGATGGTTGTACAATATATTACGAACACGAAACAGGTACAGATCAAGTTACAGCCTCAGCAGTAACAACGGTGACGGCTAATATACAATCAGGAGACTTTGATATAAGTCAAGGTGGTGATGGTGAGGTGTTTGCAAAGATACGAAGATTTATACCGGACTTTTTATCTCAAACAGGTAATACACAAATTACATTAAACTTAAGAAACTTTTCTAATAGCAGTCAAGCAAGTTCACCTCTTGGGCCTTTTACAATTACATCATCTACAACTAAAGTAGACACAAGAGCTAGAGCAAGAGCAGTGTCTTTGAAGGTAGCAAATACAGGATCATCACAGAATTGGAAACTTGGTGGATTTAGATTAGACATACAACCAGACGGAAGAAGATAATGGCAAAGATAGTACAGATATTAACAAGACCCTCACCTACATACAGACAAGATGTGGCTGATGCACAGGTTAGAGATCTTGATGCGATAGTGCAAAAATTAAATACAACATACCAACAAGAATTAAAGGATGAAGTTGATGCACAAAACTTCTTTTTAAATTAATGGCTAATAGTTTTAAAAATAAAAAAGTAGACTTAACTACAACAGATCTTACAACTTTATACACAGTGCCAACTGCAACAACAACTGTAATAAAATCTATATTAGTATCTGACGACTCTGGATCAGGCACAACAATTGATGTGACTTTAGTTAATTCTAGCAGTGCAATATTTAGTCTATTTAAGTCTAAGTCTATATCAGGCAATGCAACAACAGAGCTTTTAACACAGCCTCTAGTTATGGAAGAGAGTGAAGTGTTAAAAGTACAATCGGGCTATGCTAATAGGCTACATGTCATAGCATCTATATTAGAGATAAGACCAAGAGAGGTAACAACGTAATGCAAGTAATAAAACCAAAAGAGATAATAGAGACTATATCTAATTTAAAAACAGGCGAAGTATATAAAAACGATGAGGATTGGAAGGCAAAAGGAGTGCCAGAAGCAGATATACGAAGGGATGTTAAGGTAATTATGCCAAGCCTTGATTTATTTCCAAAAACCAAGTAGATTGAGGATTACAGGAAATCAAAGCCTGCTTTAACATTTAGCTAAATTATGACAATATCAAGAGGACAGATGGAGAGACAAATATACATGGGTGGCGGTATTATGAACGCTCGTCCAAGAGAACAATTTTTTTTAGGTGGTGTTGGAGACTCAATTAAAGATATCGGTAAAAAGGCTCTTGGTGGTATTAAAGACATAGTTTCATCAGACATAGGTAAAGCAGCATTACTAGGAGCAGGAATATATTTTGGAGGCCCTGCAATCATGTCAGGTTTAACAAGTCTTAAAGCTGCAGCACCTAAATTTGCAACAGATTTTTTAGCTAAAGAAGGAGTAAAAGGAACTCTGGGTGCTCTTGGAGTAGGAGCTATATTTGGTGGTGCTTTTGCAGGTAAATCTGAAGAAGAAGTTGAAGCTATTACTAGAGATAAAAATGCATTAAAAGCTTACTTAACTCAATACTACACTAATTTAAATCCTGAATTACGTAACCAACCAGAAAAAGTAGAAAAGTTTGTAGAGTCTCAAATCGTAGAATATAATGAAGGTAGAGGTGGATATGCTGCAGGTGGAGACACAGCCAGCGATAATGCCATGCAAGCAGCGGGTATCGAGGGGCTACCTGTAAGACAAAATCCAAAAGGTGTAAAAGAGTTAGACCTTAGAAATACTGGTGGATTTATACCTCCAGTTGGTATAAAAGAAAAAGAAGATGACATTCCAGCGATGTTATCAAACAACGAATTCGTATTCACTGCCGATGCAGTAAGAGGCATGGGTGAGGGTGATGTTAACAAAGGTGCTGAACGTATGTACAGCATGATGAAAACTTTAGAGGCAGGAGGAAGAGTATAATGGCAGAAGTTCAAACGGTTAGACAAGAACCAGCAGAGTTTATACAAGCAGCAGCAAAAACATATCTAGATGACTTAACAAAAGGTATTGGTAGTATTAAGTCGGGTCAATTAGATCTTAAAAATATTATGGGTCGACAGTTTGTTGCTGATCCAAGCACATTAACTACAGATGCTGAAGCTTTAGCTGTTGCAGATACTGGCCTCGGTAGTTTCAAACCTTTTTTAGAGGCAGCTGCAACCGCAGAAGGAGAAGCAGCAAAATTAGTTGGTCCAACAGCATATGAAGATTATATGTCTCCTTTTCAACAAGATATTATTAAAACAACACTAGATGAGTTTGATGAACAAACAAAAAGAGGTTTAAGAAGTTTAAATGCAAGAGCAGTTCAATCAGGAGCTTTTGGCGGAACAAGAGAAGGAGTTGAAAGAGCTATTTTTCAATCTCAAGCAGATAAAAATAGAGCAGCATTAAATGCACAATTATTGGGACAAGGATTTACACAAGCACAAAATTTAGCTGCGCAAGCTTTTAATCAACAAAGAGCATTAGCTGGTGGTCAGTTAGGTTTAGCACAACAATCACCCGCACTAGTAGGACAACAGATTGCAGGTTTAACAACATTAGGTGGTGCACAAGAAGGAAGACAACAACAATTATTGTCAGCTGATCAACAACTTGCACAAAGACAAGCGTTTCAAGATTTAGAAGCAGCTCAACAATTAGGTCAAGGTATCGTGCCTTTAATATCAGGATATCCTGATACATCTAAAACAATGACAACACCTTCACCAAGCGCATTACAAACAGGATTAAGTACAGGTGCTACGTTAGCTGGTATCTATAGGTTAATAAAAGGATAATATGAGTATAACTTTAAAAAGACCAATGTTTAGAAAAGGTGGACAAGCTGAAGATGGTATTATGGAATTAGCTACACCTAGAAGAAACTATGATGAAGGAACTACTCCTTTAGAAAAGATAGAACAATCAAATGTATCACAATTAGCTAAAGAACAGGCAAAGTTATTTTATGAACTTGGACAACAAGGTCAACCATCAGGTAGAGATTTATTAACTAACGTTTTAATACAAGGTGGATTAAGAGGTCTATCAACTGCAGGTAAAGGCAGCACACTTGCAAACTTAGCTTCTGCTTTTGAAGCACCTGTAGGTCAGGCGTTAAAAGCTAGAACAGCAGGTAAAAGTTTAGGTTTAGCAGGAGCTATGAAAGGTCTTGAACTTGGCACAAAATTAGACATCGCTAAACAAAAATCTTTAAAAAACAAACAATTTGAATCTGGAACTCTTGCAGCAATAACAAAAGAAGTACAAAAAGCTTTAGGTGAAGATGTTGTGGGAGCAGAAGCTAGAAGAATAGCAGTTAACATAGCTCCTAAAGTTGCAAAAGCTAGAACAACTCCTGGTGCATTTTATCAAGGTATTTTGAAAATGGATGATAAAGATAAAACTAAGCCAGATATGTCAAGATTAGTAGGACAACCAAACGGAGCTGTTTTTTTAAATCCATTTAACAATCTGTTTTATATTGTAGACGACGGTAAACTAATACAAGCAGATCAAAATACATTAGGTAAAGTGGCTCCGGATACAGAGGAGTAATATGGACGATAAGGAATTTATAATTCCTCAAGGGGACACAGAGTTCTCTATAGAAAAGCCAGAGGAATTTAGCATTGAAGCAGATGATATTGAAACGCTTCAACCACCACCAGCAGATGACAATGAAATAAGCCAGATACATGGTGCTATGGCAGGTATTGCATCAGGTATTATTAAAGTGCCGGAAGGTATATTTTCACTAGGTGCAGAGCTTATGGATTTAGCAGGCCTAACGACAGATGCTGCGGCAAGAGTAGAACAAGTATTTGACAAAATAAACATATTTGAAGAGACAGCTGAAAAAACAGCTGCAGGTAAACTTACACAAGCATTAGTACAGATAGGTGTACCAGCAACAGCTGCTGCATCTCTTGCAAGAAAAGGAGCACTAAAAGCATTACGTGCAAAAAAAGCAGGTACATACTTAAATCCAAAAGCAAAAAATTTACAAAAAGGTTTAAAGAAAGCAAAACAACTAAAACTAACTACAGGCCAGAATATAACTGCAGTGGCTTTAGGTGGTGCAGCAGGAGAAACTTTAGTTGGTAATGTAGAAGACATAGGAACTATTGGAGATGTATTTGAAGCGGGTCCAACAGAATTAGATAGAGATGTACAGGCAGATCCACAAAAAGATGCTGCAAGAAAATTATTAAATAGATTAAAATTTAGTGCGGAGTCTATACCGCTTACAGGAGTAGTATTTGGTACAGGTGTTGCATTAAGAGAGCTAGGAACGCGTGGCAAGGAGTTAGCTTTTAGTAATGATAAATTAAAAAGATTATTTGATAAAGTAGGTTCTGCATTTAGACCAAGAGGTCCACAACCACAAGAAATATTTTTATCTAAGAGAACAGAAAAAGGTAGACAGATGGCAGATACAAATTTTGCTATGGAACAAGTAAAACGTATTGATAAAGAAGTAAATCAAATGTTTCCTACACTTAAGAATTTTTTAAATAAAACAAATGAAGAAAACAGAGGTAAATTTTTTAAAGAGATAAATGACCTTATGTTTGAAGGAGATTTAAAAAAAGGTATACCAGCTCAAGCTGCAAATGCTTTTGCTAAGTCTGCTAAAAAACAAGGTGCAAAAGCAGATAATGTAAATAATATTGTAAATGCAGCAACTAAAGTTAGAGAAAGATTTAGCATGCTTATGGATATTACAGCGCAAGGTTCTGTGGGTATGAAAGGAATAGCAGGTAAAAAATTACAAGCTAATTTAAGAGAGCTTATGGGCGATAGAGTAAAACAATTTATAGGTACTACATATAGAATATTTCAAAATCAAGATTTTGGTTTTTATCAAAGATTCAAACCTGCAGAAGAAGCTGTAGAAAAAACAAAAGAATTATTTAAAAGATATGCAGCTAAAAATAAAAACCCTATAACAGATGAAACTGCAGAACAAATGGTTAATAGTGTTTTATCACAAGCAAGACAGTATAATCCCAAAACAAAACTACCTTCTTTTGAATTTGATAACTTAACACAAGGTGCAGATACACCTACAAACATAAAAACATTTGCACAAACTTTAACAAAAGAACTACCAGATGGATCAAAAGAATTAAAAGTTATTGGTAAAGGTAGTAAAGTATTTAGAGAATTATTTGGTGAGATTGAAGATGCAAGATATTCTATATATGAAGGTGTTAACAGATTATCTATGATAGCCAGAAAGAATCAGTTATTTGATGACATATTAGATGCAGATCAAAGATTAAAAGATGCAGCAACATTAACAACTCCTCCAGGTTCAAGAGGTTTTTTCTTTTCAACTCCATTAGATGCAAGAAAAGCATTACCTAATCAAGAAATAGTAAAGATGGATGATTACGTAAAAGAATATTTTCAAGATGGTGTTTTAATAAATAGATTACAAGGTCAATATACATCAAAAGATATAGCAGAGTCATTTAGTAATGCATCAAAAGTATCTGAGTGGATGAGAGGAGAAACGGGTAACTTTGCAGCTAGAACTGCATCAGGCGCATACAGAAATTTATTTCTAACACCAAAAGCTGTATCACAGTATGCAAAAACAGTGTTATCTATACCTACACACTTTAGAAATTTTTTATCTTCTTCTGCATTTGCATTAGCAAACGGTGCACTAACAAATCCTGTGTATATGGTACAAGGTTTTAATCAAGCAAGAAAATCTTTAAATCTAGGATTAAGAGATCCCAAAGCTATGGACTATTATAGAGAGCTATTAGAGCTTGGTGTCACAAATTCTAACGTAAGAATGGGCGATCTTAAAAATCTTATGCGTGATGCAAAAATATTTGAGTCAGGTAATATTGCAACTGACTCTATATTAAAACCTATGGCAAAAGCTTTAGGTAGAGTTGGTGAGGGTGCGTTGAGAAAAGCCAGAAAGTTAGGTCAAGGTATGCAAGATTTATACATAGCTGAGGATGATTTTTGGAAAATTACAATGTATGAAACAGAAAAACTTAGAAGAGCAGATGCATATAGAATAGCAGGTATAAAAGTTACACCACAAGCGTTAAAAGAAGAAGCGGCTGACATTGTAAGAAATACTATACCAAACTATGCGTATGTTGGAGATTTTGTAAGAACAATGCGTGTTACACCGTTTGGTAATTTTATGTCATGGCCATCAGAAGTATTTAGAACAAGTGGTGGTATTTTTGAACAAATATTAAAAGACATAAGAGATCCTGTAACAGGTAGTTTAAATTATTTTAAAAGCACAAATCCTATGAAAGGTATTGGTTTATCTAGAGCTACAGGTGCAGCTGCTGCATTTACAGTTATACCATATGGTATTGTACAAGGATCAAAAGCAATTTTTGGTGTATCGGAAAAAGAGGCTACAGCAGCAAGAGATTTAGGTGTTGCACCATGGTCTAAAAACTCACAACTTATATTTGTAAAAGATCCTGAAACAGGTGAATTATTTTACAGTGACTGGAGTCATAATAATGTTTACGACACTGTATCAAGACCTTTTATGACTGTACTACAAAGTATACAGCAAGGAATTGAAGATGAAGAAGTTCTAGCAAAAGGTTTTTACGAGGGACTTGTAGAAGCCATGGCAGAAACAGCTAATCCATTTATTGGTGAGTCTATTTTTACAGAAGCTATTGGAGACATTGTAGCTAGAGGTGGTAGAACAAAAGATGGTGTAGTTCTTTACACTGATGATACACCTAGAAACGAACGATATGATAGAATGTTAAAACACGTTGTTGAATCACAATTACCACAATACAAACAATTTGTAAGAGTTGTTGATTCTGCAACAGGTAAACCAGATAGAAATGGTGACGTTATAGAAATAGATAAATCTCTTGCAGGTGTATTTGGTTTTAGACTTATACCTATCAAACCAGAAAATGCTTTAGAATTTGCCATTAATGATTTTAATGCTAGTGTACGTAATTCTAGAAAAGAGTTTACAGGTGGTAAAGAAGGAGTCATTAGACCAAACAAATCTGTAGAAGATGTTGTTGAAAGATTTTTTGTAGCAAATAGAGCTTTGTATAATGCTACTAAAACTATGAAAAACAAGGTTAATAGTGCTGAAATCTTAGGTATGTCTGAAGATGATATAGCTAAAACATTTATAGATAGAGGTAGAAAGAAAAATCTACAGTTTATAAGAGCAGGACAGTTTAAACCTTTCTTTCCTAGTAAAGACATACGTAAGTCGTTGATAGAAATAGAACAAAAAACAGGGCAAGATTTTTATAGTAAAGCAGAACCTATAATAAATAAAATGTTTCAAGACTTTCAAGAACAAAGTCTTAGTGAACCATGGAATTTTAAACTAGAAGACTATCTACCGCAACCAGAGCCACAATCTAGAGTGCCATTACCCCCACAACCACAACCTAATCCTGCGATTGTACAAAAACCTACGCCTATGACAACTGGCTTGACACCTGTTGAACAGGGGTTATTATCAGAAGAAGAGAAGATGATTAAACTTCGAAATAGAGGATTAGCTTAATGGAACAGTTTTTAAGAACTTATTTTACAAATTTAAACCCCAACGCTACAGAGGAAGAAATACTTGCTTTTTTACAATCGCAAGGTTTTGGAAGCACTACCACTGCAGAGGGCATAACTGCCATAACTCCTATGCCTATTCAAACAGGAGGAGATGGAGATGGGGGTATTACAAAAATAGATTTACCTGTAGGAGCAAAACCACCGGGTCCTATTGTAAGAACTTTAGCTACAATATTTGCACCACCAGTGGGCATAGCTATGAATTTACAAGCTTTAGCTGATCGAGGAAAACTGACAAGTGGATTAAATAGAATTTTAGGATCAAGATCTTCTGCTAATGTTGAATTAGGTTTAGAACCACAAATGTCAGATATTTTCACAGCTCAAAGTTTAAGTGATAGCTTTGCTGGTGAGGAAGGACCAGGCGCAGTAACAGGATCAACAGGGACAATGAGTGCTTCAGATTTTTCCGATGACACACCAGGAACACCTTTTTAATTATGCCTAACGGAAAACCACCAAAGACAACTGGCGAACATTTAGTATCTTTATACGGATATGTAACAGGATTTAAAAAACAAATAGATCACCTACATCAAGATTTATCTAAACTAGAAAGGAAAACAGACAGTGTCATTTATTGGATTATTGGCGGTGCTTTCACTACTATACTCACTTTAGTAGGATTATTTAATTTATTTATAAATTAAATCCAATCTTTTAGTTCTTCACCCATTATCTCTGTAGCAATATTAACTTTACTACGAAGAGATTTTACAATCTTCATATCAACAGTATCTTCAGCCATAATATCAATATAAGTCATTGGTTTTTCTTGACCAATACGATCTATTCTAGCTTCTGATTGTTGTCTTTTCTCTAAATCATAACCATTAGAATAATATATCATTGTTGATGCACCTGTAAGCGTAATACCATAACCACCCGTTTGTGGTGTGCCTACTATAAATCTAACTGGTGAGTCTTTATCTTGTATTTTTTTAATTGCTTTTTGTCTATCATCTGTAGATGTGTCACCATAATAAGTTACTACCGTATTTTCGCCATACTTCTTTGATATAGCCGCTACAATTTTTTCAATATCATATCTATAGTGAGCCCAAATAACAGCTTTGCCTTCCATTTCTTCTAATATGTCCATTAGCTGATTGATACGATTATTTTTTAAGTCTTGTGTTTTCCCATCATTAGATGTGAAATGGCCACAAGTTATCTGATGTAGTCTCATAAGTTGTGTAATAACTGTTGCAGAAGTAACCATCTTGCCATTTAAGAATGCAATAGCCTCTTCTTTCATTTGTTTGTAAACTTTCTTTTGTTCGTCAGTTAATTCAACTGTTCGTTTAACAAATGTTTTCTTCGGTAAATCTAAGCAATCGTCTTTTAATACTCTGTATGAAAAAGGTTTCAACTTGTCTGACAACTCAGATAAGTTTCTATACCCAACTACAATTTCAACCTGCCTGCCTTGAACTTGTATTTTTCTACATACAGCATATCTTGTTCTAAAAGAATAATAAGAAGATTGATCTAACAGCCATGGATCTAAAAAATTACACTGTGAGAATAAATCTAAAGGTGATTTGGTTACAGGAGATCCTGTAAGTATTCTTCTATATTTTGTAAGCGATCGTAAGGATAAAATATTTTTAGTTCTTTTTGCACTAGGATTTTTTATAGTCGTAGATTCATCTACACCCATCAAAGCATCATGACTACTTAAAAATTTATGTGCAAATTGTAGTCCTTTTTTAGTAGAAAAAGCCTCTACGTTCATAATTAAAATATGTAGATCTGCGCCTGTAGAAAACATAGGTTTTAGATCTTTCGCATTAGGATCTGTTCTCCATAACCCTACTTTTTTTTCTACATAATCAGGCATATGGTTAGGAATCTCAGAGTCAAACCAGTTTTTATAAACACCTTTTGGAGCCACAATCAAAGCTCCATTGATCTTGCCTGCGTTATAGAGCATAGCAATATTATCTATAAGTACCTTTGATTTACCTGTACCCATCTCCATAAAATAAGCAAAAACTTCTTTGTCCCAAGACATTTCAAGAGCTTTCTTTTGATGAGCAAAAGGCTTGCTTTTGTATTTGTAATGCATAATATAATTTTACTTTCTATTGAAAGCATATATATTATGTGTTAAACAATGTCAAGAAAGCATTTATGGTAGAATACGATAAAATTAAAAATACAGATAAACAATCTATAGTGTATGTAATACAAGATATACCAGGGACAAAACAAGGCACACCTAAAATAAATATTGTAGGAGCAACACAATTTGGTAACTTAAGAGTATTATTACCTGAAAACTCACAGATAATATTAAGTCCAAATTATGTCATCACTACACTTAGACAAAAATTAAAAGATTATACTAATAGAGATTATTTACTACTTACAGGCGATCCTGCCATAATTGGTGTGGCATGCTCAATAGTATCAGATGTTACAAACGGAAAATACAATTTATTGAAATGGGATAAACAAGAAAGACGTTATTATCCTGTGGAAATAAATTTATATTCTAAGGGTTGACATATATATTATTAACCTATATATAAGAAACCAAGAAAGTTATGACAAAAATTGATTTTGAAAATGATAGAATGCAATCTGTTGAGCAGATAGATTCTGCTAAAAGATTATCCGACAAAGTGTTGGAGCTAAAAGATTTAGAAGATGAGATTGCAAACGCAGAAGAAAGCGTAAAAAAATTAAAAGAAAAAGCAAAACAAGTTTCTACTGTAGAGATTCCAGCAATGATGGATGAAATGCAGATTACAAAATTAAAGCTGAAAGATGGCGAATCTATAGAGATCAAAAAAATCTATGGCGCTTCTATTCCTAAAGATCAACAGGAAGCAGCTTTTACATGGCTTCGTAACAACGGTCTAGGTGATGTTATTAA